CTGATGAAGCTGACATTGGAAAAGAAAATAGCGCACGGCGGGCATCCCGTCCTGCGCTGGATGGCAGACAACATCTTCGTTCGTACCGACCCTGCGGGCAACATCAAGGCAGACAAAGAGAAGTCCACCGAGAAGATCGACGGTATAATTGCGCTCATCATGGCGCTCGACCGTGCGATTCGCTGCGGCAATGATGTGTCAGCATCGGTGTATGACGAGCGGGGAATTTTGTCACTGTGACAATCAGCTCAAAAGGTATCACCATTCAATCCGTCGGGGTAATCCGTCCCGCGAACCTGTTTGTAGATGATTTTGAACATATAGTAAGCAAAGGGGTGATAGTGCTCGACATATTCCGCATAACCATGCGCCTTGATATACGCTTGAATTTCGGGGCTGTTATACGCAGGTAGAGAAATCCATTGACCATCTTCAAAAACCTGTGGATTCTGGGACCGATTTTTTATCTGACGGAATAGACGAGTTTGGTATGAACTAGTATCGAAGTCCTTTTCCATGGAATACGCAACATATCCTGTTGCATAGGTATCGTATTCGCTGCTTTCATCGTTGTATGTGCTTGATATTAAATCTACATATTCGAGGTAGTGGGCATGCGCATACGAAAGCGGATAATTCGGATCGTTGTCGAGATATTGGTTTGAAGCGTAGGCTTTTGCTGATAGGACGAGAACCAAAACGACCATGACTGGTATCAGATGGCGGCATAATTTCTGCATAAAATCATCTCCTTCGTTGGAAAGATTTCGCGGAATGGGTGAAAAATCCTTTTTGTAAAGAACGGATGGTGTATATGAATCTATTCAGTAAACTTTTTCGCTCACGGGATAAGCCCCAAAATCACCTCGGTGGCTTGTCCTTTTTGTTCGGGCAGACGGCGGCAGGCAAGGCGGTCAATGAGCGCACTGCCATGCAGACGACGGCGGTCTATGCCTGTGTGCGCATCCTCGCAGAATCCGTTGCAGGATTGCCACTTGCTGTCTATCATCGCTCAGAAGCTGGCAAGGAAATCGCATATGAGCATCCGTTGTATTTTTTGCTCCATGATGCACCGAATCCAGAGATGACGAGCTTTGTACTGCGTGAGACGCTCATGGCGCATCTTCTTCTGTGGGGGAATGCCTATGCACAGATTTTGCGTGATGGCAGAGGAAATGTCATCGGTCTTTATCCGTTGCTCCCGGATAAGATGGAAGTGGATCGTGATAGTCGCACGGGCGAGATTTACTACACTTATACGAGATTCACGGAGGAAAATCCGAATTTCAAGGACAGGGGAAGAATCCGTCTGCGCCGAGAAGATGTGCTCCATATCCCCGGACTCGGCTTCGACGGTCTTGTCGGCTACAGCCCCATCGCCATGGCGAAGAACGCCATCGGCATCGCGCTGGCAACGGAAGAATACGGAGCCGCGTTTTTCAAGAACGGTGCACGTCCGGGCGGCGTCTTAGAGCACCCTGGCGTTCTCAAGGATCCGTCAAAGCTGCGTGAAAGCTGGCATGATATTTATGGCGGCACGATGAACACGGGCAAGATTGCTGTGCTCGAGGAGGGCGTCAAATACCAGCAGATTGCCATCCCGCCCGAAGAAGCGCAGTTCCTTGAGACGAGGAAGTTCCAGATCGACGAGATTGCGCGGCTCTATCGCGTGCCGCCACACATGATTGGTGACTTGGAAAAATCCAGCTTCAACAACATCGAGCAGCAGTCGTTGGAGTTTGTGAAGTACACGCTGAACCCGTGGGTAGTGCGCTGGGAGCAGTCCCTGCAGAAAGCCTTGCTCTCGGATAAGGAGCGAGAGGAATATTTCATTCGCTTCAAAGTCGATGGACTCCTGCGCGGGGACTACAAGAGCCGCATGGAGGGATATGCCATCGGGCGGCAGAATGGCTGGCTCTCGGCGAACGACATCCGCAGCCTCGAAGACCTCAATCCAATTGAGGGTGATGAAGGCGGCGACCTCTATCTCATCAACGGCAGCATGACGAAGCTCAAGGATGCGGGGCTGTTCGCAAACAAACAGCAGCAGGAGGAAAAAGATGAAACGTAAATTTTGGAACTGGGTACGAAACGAGGGGGAGAAGCGGACGCTGCTTCTCGACGGTGAGATTTCCGATGAGACATGGTTCGGCGATGAAGTCACGCCTGCCATCTTCCGCGAGGAGCTTCATGCGGCAGAGGGCGATGTCGTTCTCTGGATTAACTCGCCCGGCGGAGACTGCTTCGCGGCGGCGCAAATCTACAACATGCTGATGGACTATCCAGGCAATGTCACAGTCAGGATTGACGGACTTGCGGCATCGGCGGCATCTGTCATCGCCATGGCGGGTTCTACGGTCGAAATATCTCCCGTGGGCATGATGATGATCCACAATCCTATGACCATTTCCATCGGTGACGTACAGGAGATGGAACGCGCCATCGCACTGCTTGCTGAGGTCAAGGAGAGCATCATCAATGCCTATGAAATCAAGACGGGAATGTCTCGTGCGAAGATTTCGAGGCTGATGGACGCCGAGACGTGGATGAATGCGAAGAAGGCGGTGGAGCTGGGTTTTGCCGATGTCGTTCTCAATGGAGAGAAGAATCGCCCGACAAGTGATGAGGCGGACGGTCTTATCTTCTCCCGCGCCGCCGTCACAAACTCCCTGCTGGAAAAGTTCGGGCAGGGAAAACAGCTGAACAAAGTTGATGCGGAGCCGATGAAGAAGCGGCTCTTTTCTATTGCACATTGAGGAGGAAAATAACATGGATAAGATTTTGGCAATGCGTGAAAAGCGTGCGGCTCTCTGGGAACAGGCGAAGGCGTTCTTGGATGAACACACGCAGGAAGGAAGACTTTCGGCTGAGGACGCCAAGACGTACGAGCAGATGGAAAGCGAGGTTCTCACCTTTGGCAAAGACATCGAGCGCATGGAGCGTCAGACGATTCTCGATGCGGAACTTTCGCGCTCTGTCGGACAGCCCATCACCAATATGCCAGGCGCGGCTTTGGACAAGGACAAGCATGGTAGGGCGAGCGATGCCTACCGCGCCGCGATGCTCAAGGCGTTGCGTACGAACTTTCGCCAAGTCGAGAATGTGCTGCAGGAAGGCCCGGACGCGAGTGGCGGCTATCTCGTGCCAGAGGAATACGACAAGCGCCTCATTGACATACTCAGCGAAGAGAATGTATTTCGCACTTTGGCAACAACGATTACAACGAGCGGCGAGCATAAGATCAACATCGCGGCCACGAAGCCGACTGCAGCATGGATCGACGAGGGTGCACAGCTTACCTTTGGTGACGCCACATTCGACCAGATGATTCTTGATGCGCATAAGCTGCACGTCGCGGTCAAGGTCACGGAAGAGCTTCTCTACGACGAAGCTTTCAATCTTGAGAGCTACCTCATCGAGCAGTTCGGCAAGGCGCTCGGCAACACTGAGGAGAATGCCTTTATCAATGGTGACGGAACACATAAGCCTAAAGGGATTCTTTCTATGGGGCAGACTTCCGTCACTACGGCAGGGGACGATATCAAGGCAGACGAGCTCTTGACCTTCATTTATACGCTGAAACGTCCCTATCGCAAGAATGCGGCGTTCCTCGTCAACGACCAGACGTTGGCCACCATCCGCAAGCTCAAGGACAACAACGGTGCCTATCTGTGGCAGCCGTCGCTTCAGCTGGGCGAGCCTGATCGTCTGCTCAGCTATCCCGTTTACACCTCGGAATATATGCCTACGATTGCGGGCGGGAAAATCGCGCTTGCTTTCGGCGACTACTCCTATTACAACATCGGCGATCGCGGCACACGCTCGCTGCAGGAGCTCAAAGAGCTTTTTGCTGGGAACGGTATGGTGGCCTATGTCATGAAGGAGCGCATCGACGGCAAGCTCGTACTGGCAGAAGCCGTGCAGCTGCTGAAAATCAAGGGTTGAGGAAATGAAGAAGCCGCTGTACCATTGAGCGCAGCGGCTTCTTCAATCGTGAGGAGGTGTGGTTATGCTTGTATCGCTCGAAGAAATCAAAGGCTACCTGCGAATTGATTCGGACGCCGAGGATGCACTGCTCACGACTCTATCCGATACAGCGGAGCAACTTTCTCTGGCGATTTTGCGCGCTGAATCGTGGGAGGAAGTCAAGAAGCAGGAAGCGGCACGTACGGCGGTGCTGTATGCTGTCGCGTATCTCTACGAGCATCGCGAGGAGGCCGACCATCGGAAGCTCGCACTGACGCTTCGAGCATTGCTCTTCGGCGAGCGAAAGGAGAGTTTCTAGTGTACGTCAACATTGGCGAACTGCGCCATCGCATCACGGTGCTGCGCCCGCGAGATGCTCCCGACGACGCAGGCAATATCGTCGAGCAGAGCCGTGATGCGTATTGCACGTGCTGGGCGG